TGCCACGGATTACAACAACGCATTACTCGTAATTGAGAACGCAAATATTGGTTGGGCAGTAATCCAACAAGTAATCGATAGAGGATATCAAAATTTATTCTACATGAGTAAGGATTTAAAATATGTAGACGTAGAACATCAGTTATCTAATAAATACAGAGCAGAAGAAAGGGGAATGGTAGCGGGATTTTCGACAACTTCTAAAACAAGACCTCTGATTATATCAAAATTAGATGATTATTTTAGAGATAAATCAGTAACAATTCGTTCTACCAGATTAATTGATGAGATGTTTACTTTTATCTGGAAAGGAAACCGTGCTGAAGCAATGAGTGGATACAATGATGATTTAACGATGTCATTGGCAATTGGATTGTGGGTGCGGGATACTGCACTTAGATTAAGACAAGAAGGAATTGATTTAACTAAAAGAGCAATTGGTGGTATAGGTTCTCATCAATTGGATATTGTTGGTATGGGATTTGGGGGAAATTCGGCAATGGAAGATAATCCTTGGAATATGAGGGTTGGTGACAAGGATGAGGATTTAACTTGGTTAATTAAATAATCTTATATTTATATATTAAGGAGAAAATATTATGATATCACTAAAAAATTTAATTAACGAAGAATCTTCACATTGTGAAGAATATGTAGTTGAAAATTATCACGACATTAAAGAGTTTGTAGAATTTATGCAATCATATAAACCAGATGTTAATGAGGCGGAATATCAAGGAAGAGAAGTTCCTCTTGGTAAACCAATGCAAGGTGATGTCAAAAAGTTCAAAGTATATGTTAAAAATCCCCAAGGAAATGTTGTAAAAGTAAACTTCGGTGCAAAGGGAATGAATATTAAAAAGAATAACCCAGAGAGAAGAAAATCTTTTAGAGCAAGACACAATTGTGATAACCCCGGTCCAAGACACAAAGCAAGATACTGGTCTTGTAGAAAATGGTAAAAACAAAATAATAAAGGTTATAATTTAAATTAGGAATAAAATGGCAGATACTTCATTTTTTGGTAGATTAACGAAGCTCTTTCGTACACAGGCGGTAGTTACCATCGATAAAGATGGTAGGAGAAGAGTCGTTGATACCGATGAAAGACAACAAACGAATCTATCATCTCTAAGAGATAGATATACTAAGATTCAGAAATCTTTCTATGAACAAGCCGGTGGTGCACAATCAATGGCATACCAACAAGTTCGTAGAGAGGTATTCAGAGATTATGATGCAATGGATAATGACCCTATCCTTGCTTCTGCATTAGATATATACGCCGATGAATCAACACTAAAGAATGAATTTGGTGATACTCTTATGATTCATTCGGATAATCAAAAAGTACAAGATTTATTAGTAAATTTATTCTACGATGTTCTAAATGTTGAGTTCAACTTATGGCCATGGGTAAGAAATATGTGTAAGTATGGAGATTTCTTCTTAGGTTTAGAAATAGCAGAAGGTAAAGGTATCGTAAATGTTACTCCTCACTCCGTTTACAATACAGAAAGATTAGAAAGAACCGACCCATCAAATCCAAATTCGGTAAAGTTTAAAATTACTGAGGACCCAAATGGAAAAGAAGAATATGAAAACTTTGAAATCGCTCATTTCCGTTTATTAGCAGATACAAACTGGTTGCCTTATGGTAAATCCATGATTGAGAATGGAAGAAGATTGTGGAAACAATTATCTCTAATGGAAGATGCTATGTTGATTCATAGAATCATGAGAGCACCAGAAAAAAGAGTTTTCAAAATTGATATTGGTAACATCCCACCAACAGAAGTGGATAACTACATGCAAAGAATCATCAACAAAATGAAGAAAGTTCCTTTCGTTGATAGAAATACTGGTGATTACAACTTAAAGTACAATATGCAAAACCTAACAGAAGATTTTTATCTTCCTGTTCGCGGTGGTGATAGTGGTACATCAATCGATAACCTTGCTGGTTTAGAATACGCAACTATCGAAGATATTGATTACTTGAAAAACAAATTATTTGCAGCTCTTAAAATTCCAAAAGCATATTTGGGGTATGAAGAAAATGTAAATGGTAAAGCAACTCTTGCTGCAGAAGATGTTCGTTTTGCAAGAACAATTGAAAGAATTCAAAGAACAGTAATTTCAGAATTAACTAAAATTGCAATTGTTCATTTATATTCACAAGGAATTACTGATTCAGAAATGACCAACTTTAGTTTACAATTAGTAAACCCATCAACTATTTACGAACAAGAAAAAGTAAACCTTTGGTCAGAGAAAATTAGATTGGCACAAGATATTCAGGGATTAAATATGTTATCTAAAGATTGGGTTTATGAAAATATATTCAAATTATCTGAAGGTGAACAAGATGAAGAGAGAGTTAAGATGTTAGATGACTTGAAAGATAGATTCAGATTCCGTTCTATTGAAGATGAGGGTAATGACCCTGCAATGGAAGATGAAGAACCAGAAGATATTGAAGAATCTTTGGAAAATCTTAAAAATGAATTAAAGAATAAGGGTGGTAGACCGAGAGAAGGGAATACCTATGGAAAGGATAAACATCCGTATGGTAGAGACCCTCTTGGTGATAAAGAAAGAAAATCAAACCGCTCAAGAACTTCAGAAGAAAAAGCTATAAAATATATTAATGGAATAGCGGCAAAACGAAAGTATTTACACGAAATGAAAGGTATGTTAGATGAGGATAACATACTTGAAGAGTAGAAATTTTCCTTTAAGTTAATAAATTTATATTTATATATGGGAATTTTTACTATATCATAATAGGAAATTATAAAGATGAGAAAAATAAAACATTCAAAATTTAAGAATACTGGATTTCTTTTTGAGCTTTTAACTCGCCAGATTACTGTTGAAATCTTAAACGGTGGAGAGGAAAAGGCAAAAGGAATTATTAAAGAATTCTATGGAAGAGGAACTGAGTTATCAAAAGAACTTAGATTATTCAACCTACTTATAAACGAAAAATATAATACAGAATCAAAGGCTGAAAAATTTATTGACGCTATATTAGAAGCTCATAGTAAAATAGATTATAAAAAAATTCAACGAGAAAAATATAATCTTGTAAAGGCTATCAGGGAAAATTTCGAAATTAATAATTTCTTATCTTCCCCTGTGACAAACTATAAAATTTTAGCTTCAATTCATAAATTATTTGAAGGTAAAAAGAATGATGTCCTTGATATTAAAGATGTATTCGATTCAAAACTTACTCTTGTAGAACATATCTCATCTAATTCCCCATCTACATTAAAAGAAAAAGAAGATAAGTTAGTAGAAGAATACAGAAAACAAGAGAAGGACCTCAGATTATTGACATATAAAATTCTTGTTGAAACTTTTAACAAAAAATATACAAACTTAAATGAATCTCAAAAAGGTTTATTAAGAGAGTATATTAATAATGTTAATAACACGACAAAGTTCAACGAGTATTTTGAAAAAGAATTAATCAAAACCATCACTTCTTTACACGAAATATATAAAGGAATGAAAGATAAGATTACAAAAATCAAGTTGAGAGAAACTATAAATGTTTTGAAAAATCAAAAAATTGGTAAAAAGATTACTGATGAACAAGTTTCAGCTTTGATGATGTCTTATGAATTGATTAAGGAGATAAAAAATGTCAATGGAAAAAACTCTTAAAGAAATCTTAGATGAAATTCTTGATGAAGTAGAACAAGAATTAGAAGAGGCTACTACCACTGCGGGTGTTGATGGATACAACACCCCTTTCGCATTTGGTGCAAATCGTAAAAAAGATAAGAAGAAAGAGAAAGAAACTGCTACTCAAGCAGGATACACCATTGCAGAATCAGTAAACGAAGGCAAAGTACACTTTGAAAAGAAGTTAAAAAGTGGTAATATCTTTCAAGTAATCGATAGAGATACAAAAGGTATGAGAGGAACACAAGATAAGTTCTCTATGCAGATTGTAGATAAAAGAGGTAAAGTCATTAAAGACCTTGGTTCTCATCCATCATTAAATGGTGCTAAGAAATTCTCCAACTCAGTAAACGAAGGAAAATTCAAACCATCACAAGTTCGTTCAGCAATCTCAAGAGTTAAAAAACAACTAATGAGAAAGTGGAAACAAAAAGGTGGATACGAAAACTTCGGACAAAAAGAACTTCGTC